TGCTGCTGCCTGCCTATCTTCTTTTTTTCTTTTAGCATCTTCATCAGCATATTTTTTCTTGATAGCATCAATTTCTGCTTCGGTTGCTTTTGTAATTTCAATTTGTAATTCAGCATCGCCTTCAGCTTGTGCATAAAGTGCATCGCCTTTTTGCATAGCTAATAAGATTTCTTTATCAATTCCCTCTTTTAGAATTTGAGTTCTTATGCCTTCTAATTCATCTTGCCTTGCAATTGCTTTTTGTTCATCGGCAATTCTTTTAGCCTCATCTTCTGCTGACCAAGTATCTGCAAGCTGCGTTTTTTTATCAAGCCATTGCGTGTAATATAATTCGTTTAATGCTGCTTTTTGTTTTTCGGTAAATTCAGAATTTTCAATAGAACGCTTATTGTTTTCAAGTTCAAATTCAATAGCCTTTAATTGTCTTTGCCTATCGTCTTCAATTAATGCAAGTGAATGCGCTTGCTCTAAAGTTAATTTTAAGTCAAGATATTTTTGAAGTAAGGCATTTGCCTTTTCTTGTGCCGCTGTTCTTACATCATCTTCCTTTTTAATTTGAGCAAGAACTTCATCACTTTGCTGTTGTTTTAATTTTCTGATTTGTTCAAAAAGAACTAATCTTTTTTCTTCTATATCCGAAATTGCTTGTTCAACTTTTGATCTTCTTTCAAATTCTTGTTTTGTTCTTTCTAAATAAGATTTTTCTGATTCAAAAAATCCTTTAGCTGCAACTGCTCTTTTTTCATATGCTTTTTCAGCTTCTGATAGTTTTTTTAATTCAGCTTCTGATAATTCTTGTAAATACCTTATTTCAACTTCTAAATTATCAATAGCTTCACCATTAGCTTCTGCTTCGTCTAAAATTCTTTTTTTATTTGTCGCACTTAAAGTGTTTAAATTTTCTGCTGATGTTCTAAGTTTAGCGTTATAAAGGTCTGTCTGTTTGTTTAAATCTTCTTGCTCATCGTTTGCAAATCCTAAAAAAGATGTTATATCATCCCAATAAGCAACGATTAACCCTAAGCCAACAACTAAAGCACCAATTCCTGTTGAAATTAAACCAGCTTTAATTCCTGTAAGTGCTGTAACGGCACTTTTACCCATCTTAAACCATCCTTGAGCAGATGACGCTAACCCACCTGTGAACTTATCAATTAACCCAATTGCCGCACTTGTAGTTTCATTTTCAGCTTTTTGCTGGTCGTTAAGTTTTGCTTTTTTGCCAATGATTTTATTTAATTCAGCATCAAGAATTTTTAATTCACCGCTTTTTACATCAATTTCAATCTCAACTATTTTTGTAATTTTTTCAGCCATTATTTCGCTCTTTTCAAGTAGTTTTTGTATTCTTTTAAACTTTGTGGCACTTTGTATTTACCCTTTGCTAATTGTATCAACTCGCCACCATGAGCGAAGTCATCCGATTTCAACAATTCTATGATTTCTTTTATCATGCTATGTTTTTTAATAGGTCAAGTGTTGCCTCGCCTGTCGTTAAATTTACTTGCATTGAATTTATTCTGTAAGTGCTTGAGCCAATTACCAATAATTGATTGAGTTTGATGCTAAACAAAATTGAAATTGGTAGTATCGCCTTCATTGAATACCGCCTTTGCCCTAAGTCGTAAAGGTCAGTTATGTAATCGCTCCAATAGTCAACGTAAAGCGAAGGTGTTGATGCTGTGCCGTCGTTGAGCGTGTAAGGATTTATTTCACTACCAAAGTTTAGCGAATGCGTAAAATCATCAAACTTGCTGTTGAATTGAAAACAAAAGTTATAAGTTGTTGCATTTGTAGCTAAACTTGTAACCCTTTGTTTTAAGGCTATTTGATAGGTGCTTGTTGTTTGTTGACCGACATAATAAAATATGTATGGCTGCTCAATTACAGGATTGAAATTTATATCAAAAAATTTACCTACAACAATGCTGGTTTCAGCACCTGACGCTGTTTGATCGTATAGCTTTTCCCAAATGATATTTGTAAATGGTAATTCAATGGTGAATTTTTCGCTGCTTATTGGCACTCCATTTGAATCGACAATTATCGAACGTAAATCACCATAGCCTAAATCGTTTCCATTTGATTCTCTGAAATTCTCAGCTAAAATTGTTTTGCTTGGCGAATATTTGAAATTGATTTCACCATACAAATTTGCAGGTGAAATTGATATTTCTGAAATGTCAACGTGCTTTGTGATGTCATTTATGCCTCCTGACGCATAATAAGCGTCCAAGGTTGCGATATTAAACTCATTTGATGTAATGGGTTCAATGACTAAATTAAAGGCTCTTAAAAGCCCTCCTATGAAGTCGCGCACTTTTTGCTTTGGTAATCCTCCAACTGATGTTAGTGATTCGCCTGTTAATGAATCGGTATATGAATCGTTTGTAAAGTGAAAATATCCTGTGTTAAAATTAGTGTTTGTTGTTTTTTCAATTACTGCTCCAACTCCTAGAATTTCAAATTGAAATGAAGTAGGTGTTGAACTTCTTACTGCGAAAAATATTTCTTGCTGTGGTTGACCACTTGCTGGTCTTGGAATTACAACATTAATGCTTCTATCATCTGTAAAACCATTTTGTTGAAATAAGACTTGTTGCCCTGTACCTTCATCATAAGCTAATAAATCCCAAACTACATCCGTTCCGCTTGTAATATTAACGCTAACTGTAAATGTGTTGTTTGCAATTCCTGTTGTAGAAGTAATCACAAAAACGTGGTTTGTATCATCATAAACGCTATTAGGGTCATCAACAACATTTGTTTCCTCCATCCTTGTGAATGGTGATGCAAAGCCGTTAAAATACCCTGCGTCCTTATGCGCCCACATATACAACTTAGCGAAATCAGCCGAATCAAAAAATTCGCTATTAAAAGTGATTCCGTATTTGGTTTCTATGGCATCAAGTATTCTTGCTAATCGAATAGCAGGTTTGAACTCGCTGTAAACAATACCTGTTGAAAATCCTGAATCGAATTTAATGGAATCAGGGTCTGTGTCAAGTTTGTATTGCCAATTTCTTACAGGTGAAATCAAAGGAATAAGTACATCTCCTGATTGAACTGTATTTATTACAGCAGAACCAAAAGAAGTGAATGCTAGTTTCTTTGCCGACAGGTCAAGGTCTGTCAAGAAATCTTCACCGAATAACTGAGATAGGTTAGCTGTGCCTCCGTAGAATGTGATTTCGTAGTAATCTATCACTCCGTTTTTTAAGACGGCTTTATCGAGACTGAAAACGCCTCTGCGAAATGGTAAGGTGTTTAATTCAATCCTTCCTTCAATCTTTAACGCTGGATTAAATGATGTTGTTACATCTGAATTATACCAATGCTCCATCACTTGATTGTTAGTGGGTGAAGCTGGTATTGTGAACCCTTGTGTGAAATCAGTCAGAACTGTATCCAAGTTTTGAAAATTCTTTATCGCCATATTTAGCGAAATGTTTTCATCCTTGAATAAATCTAACCTTGTATCTCCTATGTAAATTTCTACGCTAATCACTATGTATTATATTATACTTATTCTTTCCCTTTCTCTTTCCCTTGTTGGCAAGGGGTATAAAACCCCCCTTGCCTACCCCCTTCCGTAGGGGCTTGCCTACCCCCTTGCTAAGGGTATGCTTTTACACAATATTGTTTAAATTATCATATGCAAAATCAAAGTCTAAAGTGTAGTTTATTGTCTTATCGTTTACGCTCGTTTTAAGCTCAACCGATGAAGTATTGAGATTAACAGGCTCAACAACATCATCAATAATCAAATAGATTTTCTCACTCAACATCATTTCTTCAAGCAGAAGATTAAACGATTCGTCAACGAATCCTGTGTTAACAGTTATCGACTTGTAGCCGTTTTTATTGTACTGAACCTTTTGGTGATCGGTCAATGAATAGCTAAATCCACTTGCACCAATTTCACCAATGCTTCGCTTGTAATTACTTGAGCTTGTATTGAATTTCTGAACCGATTTCTTTAAGAAGCTGAACGAATCCCAAGCTCCAAATTTGTTAATGAAAATGCAATCAATCACATTGTATTTTGGCTCGCATAGAATCTCATAGCGTAGAATTGGCTGGTCGTTAATAGAGGCTATTAAATCGCTTGCTTGTACTATATCGATCAATAACTTTAATTGATATGATGTAGCTGGTACAGTTGTAGCAACACACTCCATGTGAGCAGAAAATCCTTGGTCTTGTGCGATTACGCCTATAATTCCACCATCCCAATATACAACTTCAACTGTGTCTGTTGTCTCAGTCCATGTTGAACCGCATCCTGTGAATGCAGGTAGTGTCATATCAAAAACATCACCTACTGTTATTAATGGCGTGCCTGTTGTCCAAAATGCAAGTTCAAATAAAAATGTGCCGTCATCCCAAACGAAATCACTTTCTTCAGGTATAGTAACCAATTCTTGAGTTGCGTTGCCACCAATATCATCTGAATAAACAAAGTGTCCGACACGCAAATAATCTTGGCCTGATATCCAACTTGCACCCATGTTTTTCTTTCCAAGCGGCACATAAAGCAATGATTGATTAACTGCGTCAAGTCTTGTCGCTAAATCACTTACAGCAGCAAATTGATTAGCAACTACGTTTGTGTTTTCGGTCTTGTCTGTTTTCCAAGCCTCACCTGCGCCAAATTTTACCCTTGACCAGGTTCTACTATCTGAATGCTTCCTATCAAATTCGCCTGTATTGATTCCAATCAATGCGTAGCTATCTTGCCCCATCTGTCTGTAACAATTAGTTGCCATTAATGTTACATCTGTATCGTATGCAATCGGTTCAGTAAATGGATAGTTACCTGTCGCTCCTGTGCTTGGGATAAAGTTCACACCGTCCTTGAAATAAGCGTATCCGTCCTTGATAGTGTAATACTCTTCTGTTGTTACATCTCCGCTTGTGTAAGTGATCGTTTTACTTACTTCGACAAAATACACTTGCCCTATGTTGCTCGGCTGATATGCTCCGCTTGTAAATGTCAAATAAGAATGCTCGAAATAATCACGAAGCAATGGCGCAATATCCACTACTATCTTGTTGTTTACCACATCAGATTTATTAATCGTGAATGTTGCAACGTCTGTCATTGCAATGGCTGCATCTTGCCTTGTACCAAGCTGAACGTTTACAATTATCTCTGCTGCGCTTATTGCACCTGTTGGTGGTGTGCAGGTAATAAAGAATGGTGAACGCGCAGATATTGGCGTGTGGGTTTTAAGATTTATTGGCATCGGTAATATTGTCTATTTCGGTTGAGATATATTCTATTTGTTCAGCTGCAATTGCTTCTTGCATTTCGTTGTAATACTTTTCTTGCTGGCTTTCAAAAGCATCGGTGAAGAAGTTGGTCGGTTTGATTCCGTATCTTTTATGGCTTCGTGCAATTACATAAGCTAAACCTTTTACTCTTGCATCAGTTATCTTTAAAAACCTACCTTTTTTCCCTTCTCGATAATCTCTAATTCTTAATGGCTTGCTTCGTATCCATTGCTCAATTCCACGCTTCCCTGCTTCACTTGTATCTTTTCCTGCTGGCTGTCCTTTGTCTACAACTTGACCATATGAAAGCATAGACCAAACTATATTGGCTTTTTCAAACCTTCCATTCTCATCGTTGCGCTGCTTTACCTTTGCCTTTATTGAGTTGCGAAGGTTACCGCTGTTATCAATTCTTTTCTTGTACTTTTTACCACGCGAATTTGTAGCCGTATATGTTTTACCCAAATTTATTTTGGATAGCCTTACAACGTTGTCAGCAAAATCAGCCAACACTTTAGCCCTCATTGATTGCTTGACCGCCATTACACGCAGATTTCTGTATTCGGCAATTCAATAGCTATGTCAATCGCCCATCCAGCAAGCAAGTTCTCAAATCTATCCTTGAATGGTGTTGCGTTAATACTGCCTTCAAGCTGATAAAATTCATCAAATGCATCGCCTCGCCTTAAATTTTCCACCAATCTATTGCATACTTGTAGCTGAGTATTCCAAATATCTTGCAGATCATCCATTCCGAAGAAAGGTTCATTCTCACTTCGTAGCTGATTTTTATTAATATCAACCATGTCCATACAAATAACTGTGAAATTCATGGTCATTGTAGATCCATTTAAAGCTGTATCACCGACAATAATGTGAGCTAATGGGAAAATAGTCTGCTTTGCTAAATCAACCTCTGTGATGTCTCCTATTGTAACCACGTTGACATTGCTGTCAGCCATCAATAAGTCGTGTATTTTTTTGGTTGCGTTATAAAACTGCCTCATGATTTATGTTTTCTTCTTATTTCGTTAGATTCGATTTCGCCTTTTTCTTTGTCAAATGTTAGTTTAAGGAGACATTGATGCAATGCCAATTTTGTAATTCCATCAATTCGAGCGACATCGCCATTTGCAAGATGAACGATTGATTGATACCAGCCCCATCGTTGTCCAAATTGCGCTCGTTCGCTATATTCATTTTCTTCAATTCCTCCTCCGAAAAGGCTTTCATACTTTGAAGCAATTCCCTTCCTAAATTCCAAAAAAAAAGCATACTGCCTAACGCGCTTTCTAAATCGCAGTCAAGAAATTCATTGCTGTATTTGTCTGAGCCTTCGTATTCCTCAATGAGGTAGGTTTCCTTCACCTTCAATGTGATAGGTCTGTACAGAACCGCCATTGCCTTGTGATAAGTGGTTGGCGATTTCATGTAGTTCTCCAAATCAACATACTCACCCAATGTAATATCATCCAGCTTCGGAATGAAACCATATTCAACGCCATTGATTTTAATCTTGTTTTTGAATGTCGGCTTTTGCCCAAACACATCGCGCAGCATTTGCACTACCACATCATATTGCGTCAGGCTGAGCTTCTGCAATTCAAGATAGGGTACTTCGCAAAATATGCTTACCATTTTCATCATCACAAAATCTGAGTCTTGTGCCTCTTGATTCGCATCAAGTATCTTTTGATATTCGATGTAGTGTCTTAGCGGAATGTCTGCCAGCGATGCTGGTACTTGAAATTTTACTTTCATATACTTAATTAACTGATTTTTTTGGTTTCGTATCTCAAGCAAATTTAAGGAATAAAAAAAGCCCTCCGTTTGGAAGGCTTAAATAGAAAGCTGTGATTTAATTAATATTTCTCTCGAATCAATCGCTGAAGAGTTTCAATAGCTTTTAATAAATCTTCTTTACCATTCTTTTTAGCGTGTCTGCTGACGTATTTAATGACGTTGCCTTCAAGCATACCTAAGTTGTTTTTGATGGCAAAAGAATACACGTCATACGCTTCATTGTCATTGTAATGACTTGGCTTAATTGCTTCACTCATTTTCTGTTAAGTTGTAAATGTATTCAATCCCTTTTTCGATCCGCTTCTTTGCGCTGCTGTTTGAATAAGCCATTGTTGACTTATAGCCAAAAGCCCGAGCGATATCTGCATCGCTCAGGCTGTTTACTTTCTTGATTTCTTTGATGGTCATTAGATTAAATCTGCGGCTGTTTTTGCTATTAAATCTAAACCCTGCTTGCTGTAAAGTAATTGTTTAGTTTTTTCAACTGATAAACCTTGATCATAACAAGCGTCTGTAAATTTCTTAGTTGCTATTTCGATTATTTTTGAAAAATCTACTTTGCTTAATTCTTTTTTTGCTGTTTCTAAAGTTGTCATAGTTCCTTTGTTTTTAATTATACAGCAAATTTAACTATATACTTAATACACGCAAGAACTTTTTAAGTAAATACTGAAATTTAACATTTGGCTATCGGATTGAGTAGCTTCCGTAATTAGGTTTTGACAGCTTATTGTAGACAGCATATCGTATAGCGTCAATCGCATGGTTGTAATTATCAACTGGCTTATTGAGCAAGTTGCCGTTTTTGTCCTCAATCCATTTGTAGTTTTGAAACTCCTTGATAAGATTTAAACTTTTAGCCGTTACCTTTAATTCATAGCGTTTAAGCATATCAATACCTGCCATGATACTATCAGCACCCTTCACAGTTGGCTTAACATTCCATCTCATCCTGTGCAGTTCCTCGATTGACTTTGGTTCTGCTGAATCAGCGTAAATAACATCCAGCCTGTTCAAACCTAAATCTTCAAACTTCTGCGCGATGTCTTGATTTGTCAAGTTAGTATGATAAAGCAATTCGTCAAAGATTAATTCATTGCCGTGTTTGTAGACCTTTACAAGGGCTGTCGGGTCATTAGTGTACCCAAAGTCCATTCCTGTCGATAACAGCTCACCATAAGGCTCTGAAACGATTCCAAATTGAAATATTGTCGCTCTGCTGCTTCCACGTTCACCAAGTCCGTAGATTCTCCAATAATCCTCATCAGTATCTTTAAGGCGTTCAATCTCCATCTTGATGCTGTCATCAAGAAATTTGTTGTCCTTATAAGTAGTTTGCTGAAAGTCGCAATCATCTCTAGGCACAACCTTATCATAAATCCAATGGAAGCTGTCAGATGGGTTGTAATCAAGTATAATGCGCCCTGTGGTTCTGAATACTATCTGCTGCCAATCCTCCCAAAATAGTTCGTTTGCTTCGTTTAGAAATGCAAGGTCTCTTTTTCGTCCGCGAATCTTTTGAGGTTGGTCTAGCGATATAAACTCAACTAGGTTACCGCTTAAATTGTATTCGCTATTGCTTTTGTTGTGATCTTCCTCTTTGTAGATGCCATGCTTCTTGAGTATATCAAAGAAGTCGCGCATGACAGATGAGCGTAAAGCTGGGTAAGTCTTTCGGGCAATGGTAATTGTCTTACCTGTGTTGTGGTGGCAATAGTAAAAGATTATCCAAAGCAGAATGTTATATGTCTTACCTGAGCGCGTTCCGCCCTGCTCAACTATTATTTTCTTCTTGGAATACTTTAGATGATGATAGACTTTATTCGTTGCTATCTGTTCCGTCATCCTCTATGATTTGAAAGGTCTTAATCCCTTCGTGTGATATTTCTTGACGCTCAATATATCCACGCTTCTTGCCTTTCGTTTTTAGGTAGAATATAGTTGACGTTGGATTACCATCTTGAATCTGCTTATGCAAACTGCTTTCAGCAAAGTCAATAGCAAGGTCTGCGATGCTTTCAACTGCTGCCTTGTATTCTTCATCCTCCCTCATCCAATTATAATGAGAGCCTCTATCTATGCCAACCGTCTTGCAAGCCGTTGTAACGATGCCTAACGATTTCTCAAGCGCAGCAATCATTGCTTTTTTTAATGTGGAATTTTGTTTGTTCATGCTATTCAATTTTCAAATATGCTTTACCGTTTATCTTAACTTCAAGTGTTGGATCTAGTTTCTTCATTCTGTCTATTATTACTTGGCAGTACTTTGGGTCAAGTTCCATACCATAGCATTTACGATTCAGTTGGTGTGCTGCTACCATTGTAGAACCTGAACCTAAGAACAAATCAAATACAATATTACCTGCCTTGCTACTTTTATTTAAAGCATTTTCTATTAATGGTATTGGCTTCATTGTAGGGTGCAAGTCGTTCTTTAGTGTTCGCTGAAACTCCCATACATCTTCTTCTTTGAATGACTCACCATAAAATATATTCTCATTATAACCATACACTATTGGTTCGTATCTTCTTTTATAATGCCCTCCACCCATATTTGCTTGGTTCTTTTCCCAAATGATAATACTTTTATATTCTATGTCTAATTCAGAAATTGGTATCAAAAGTTCGTGAAGGTTTGAACTACTGAAAGAAATATACCAACCACCTTTTACCTCTGTAACTATTGTCGTTAGCACATCTTTAATAAATTCATTAAAATTTTCTTTAGTATGCTTATCATTCTTTATTTCTTCATACTTAGTATTCTCTGTTTTAAATGGTACTATTTCTCCATTTATAGATGTACTGCTCATTGTGCCTTTAAATCCTACATTATAAGGCGGGTCAGTGAATACCATATCAGCCTTCTCTCCATTCATTAGCTTTGCCACTTGGTCGGAGTCCGTACTATCTCCACAAAGTAACCTATGCTCTCCTATCTCTATAAGGTCGCCTAAAACTACATCTACTTGTATATTCTCGGGTTCGGTGTAATCGTCTTCTTCTGCTTCTAACTCTGTTACCTCTTCAAACGGAAACCCATCTAATCCCCACTCTTCAAGCTGTACAGCATCCCATTCATTTGCTAACACATCCCAATCCCATTCTCCAAAGCCTACATTGTCTTTTACAATAAACTCCTTCTGCTGCTCTTCGGTTAATTCGTCAGCCATTATAATGGGTACTTCCTTTAGCCCTGCTTCTTTACAAGCTTTCAAACGCATATTACCACCAAGCACTATCATTTCAGCGTTGACAACGATAGGACGCAGTTCCAGCATCTGAGGAAACTCTTGAATTGATTTGACAAGCTTTTTAAACTTGTCATCCTTTATGATTCGTGGATTGTTCGGGTTTGATTTCACCTCGCCAATCTTTACTTGGTAAATGTTAATTTGCTTCATATGCTTGAAATACTTTTTTGAGCCTGTTGTTTATATCTGCAATGCAAGAGCTGCAACCTGTCATCTGTTGCTTTAATCCAAAGACTCTGTTGTATATTGCAATCAATTGCTTTTGCTCATCAGGTCTAATTGAATGAAGGTTTCTGCTGTACCAAGTTGACAACCATGTATGCTCATCTTCGGTAAGACATTTAGGTTTTGAGTATCTAAAGATTTGGTTTAGTTTTTCCTTTCGCGCTTCACAACCGCAGTCATCTCCAGCTAGCCACTTGACAGCTGCTTTAATACCTGTTGCTTCGGTTATCTTTTCAATCGTATCGCCAAGCCCTTCGCTTGGTTTGCTTCTTGGTCTGCCTCTTTTAGCCATTTGAATTTCTTTTATGCGCATCAACAATTTTGTTTTTACACGTTTTTAAGGTATTGAATATACTACTCGCGCTGATATTAGTTTCCTCGCTTAGTTTTCTAATGCTTAAATCTGTATTGTGGTAAATCTTAAACATCATTCTGTCGTACCAATACCATTCTGCAATCTCTCTCTGCACCGCTTTCAGCTTATCTTCAAAGTCGTTGTCTGTATCAGGATCGTAATCCTCATAAGCCACATTCATCACGTCATCTAAGCTAACCATTGTGTATTTGGTTTGCGCTTTCTGCAAGTCGTAAACGAGATTTTTTATAATGACATAGACGTAGAAGCCGTTGATTTGGTTCTCATTAAACATCACGCGTTCAGGTCTTTTTAATTCCCCCAACTTCAGATACATCTCTTGCACTATATCTTCTGCAAAATCACCTGCTCCAAGTTTGTTTGCCATTGCAATCCAATCCTGATGCCTTCCTGTCGTATATGCCAATTTAAGAATTTCCAAACCAAATTAATTCGATGCATACAACGCCTAAAAAAATCTGCAAGTGATTTTCTAAGCTTTCAAATTCGTCAAATGTGTAATGATTGAAGCCGACACAAAAGCCTGCTATTAATCCAATGTCAATTATCATGCGACCATATTACGCATAACTATTTAACATTGTTGCACTTGTGAATAAATTCTTAATTAATTTACCACATCTTTGACTGCAATCCAATTTTGAGCCAAGCCTCATCCGTTAGTTTATCTTCAACCTTTGCGGCTTCTTCGTAGTCTAATTGAATCTCTGAATTACCCAGCTTGTTGAATTTATCAATTTGCTGCTCTGCTGCTTTAAGCCTTCCTGCAAGCTTCAAATTCTTTTCACGCATACTTCGTAGGGTAGTTTCAATATTATCGAAATAAGCGATGTATTCGTGGTTTGGTGCTTTGGTTGATGTAACGTTTCGCATTATCGTAATCTGTGCCAACGCTTTAACAGGGTCAAATTCTAGTTCTAGTGTTTCCATTTTAAAACAATTCTATTTGATTAATATTTTGCTTTCTGATTATTCCTAGAGCAGTTTCTAATATAGTTTTACCAGCTTCATAGTCCACAAGGTTACGAGCCATTTTAACAACGCTTTGTTCGCCTTTATACTTTTTAAAATCGTAATCGTGAAACTTACAAAGCGATTCAAGCTCGTTTTTCGCTTGGCTTATCTTAAATCCTCTATCATTCACTTCATTGGGCAAAATAAAATTAGTCCAATACAAATGCCGCCCGCGCTTTTGTGCTTGTATTAACGGATCATAGTATGGAATAACATTTTCTACAACATATTTCCCGTTTTTATAGTAGTGCTGTAAGAATAAGATTTCCTCGTACAATTTTAAATCTGCGTAAACTGGCTGTGTGGTCGTGTCGTAGTTAGAACTATTCCAATACCTTGCTCTACTATGAGTAGGACATGGAGGAGAACTCCATATAAAGTCAAACTCTTTAAAATGGTTTAACAAGTATTGATGTGCATCAGCTACAATTATAATGTCATTAGAGAATCTTTGTTGATACAATCGTGCAGCTTCAGGATCAAGCTCTATAGCTGTAACTTCTATTTCTATGCCAGCTTCTTTAGCGACATCATCCCACTTGTATCTATTGCCGCCCAGGCAAGCGTATAAATTCAAAATTTTCATGTTTTAGTCTTTTAATCCGATTAATCCTTTTTTCATGTTGTCAGAATCAAGGTTGTAATACCTCTGTTTATTTCTATCGTAAAATAAACGAAACTTTCCCGTTTTACCAACACCTTTTGGCTTGGTTTTCTGAACAAGAATATCTCTGACGTTACAATTATTCTGAATACTATGCGCCATTTCAGCATCTCCTTGATTTGCCATCTGCAACTGCTTCACGGCATGAGGCTCGTATATCAAAATCATCTGATAACCTTTGCGCCCGAACTGCTGACCATAAGCCCACTCATCCTTCTTGACAGGAGGTGTCCAAAAGTACCATTCACCATCGTCATCTTTTTCGCGAACTTCATTTTTGTCGTTTGCGTGATTTGTTAAAATGGTGCAGTAGTTCTTTTTCTTAGTCCACGCAATCAAAACATCAAGTTCATTTTTCACAACGTTAGCCGTTTTGCTGCCTCCGATTTCAATATCCAACTCATTAAACGGATCAATCAAAATACCGTCAAATTTACCACCTAAACGCTTCTCCTCGTAGTTAACAGCGTCAAAGAAGTTAGTGATGTTTAGTTGTAAGTTCTCAAAGTTTGGTTTCCAATGTTCCGTAGGATCAAGCACTCTAAAGTGCTGGTTAAGCCAAAACATAATCTTATGAAATTTATCGTCAGACATTGGGTTGTCGCTGTTGGCTTCAAGTGTTTCTCCGAAGCCTAACTTCTCAATAAGCAATTCTATGATTTCATATCTATCACCTGTTTCAGGAGAAAGGATAAGCCACTTCCATCCATGCATCAGCGAAGCATTTAGGATTAAATCAAATGTAAATTCTGTTTTTCCTGCGCCACCAACCCCAGCTATCATTATCGGATAGCCTTTTTTTAGTGAGATGAATTGGTTGGCATTTGACCAAGCTGTATCAAGTCCGCGCTTGCGGTTTGATATTCTGCGCTGCTTAATTTCATTTAACGCCTCTAAAGGCGATGTGGTTAGTTTCTTATCCATTTAGTTTTAGTTTTTACAATGATAATCAAAAATGGTGTGAAGTGCTTCGGTCTAGTTTGTATTTAGGTTCAACTCTTAACTCAATGGTTTTTAAGTGCGGAATTACTCCATTGGCTTTTGACTTCCACATTTTAATTGGTTTGTTATAACCATCCTTCCAGCCGTTTTCAACCCATTGCTCGTATTTCAACTTTGCGTGTCCAGGGTCAATGTTTGGTTGCTTGCTTATGCAATAATCAACAAATTCAGAAACTGATGGTATATCTTTCCCTTTCTCTTTCTCTTTCTCTTTCCCTTTCTCTTGTAGGGAAGGGGTACTTTCACCCCCTTCGGTAGGGGCTTGCCTACCCCCTTCGGTAGGGGTAAGAATTACGCCTGTTTTATCTTCAAAACCTTTGACTTGTCCATCAATGCTATTGACCTGAGAGATCCAAGCAAATCGAGCCATTCCCTTTAATTCTGTTGGTTCAATTCCTAAAAATTGCCTGTCAAGTAAAGCTTCAATAAAAGCTATTTTGTCAGCATCCTTTTCAAGCTCGTTGTACACATCGTAGTAGCTTCTGAAGAAATTGAAGCCTTTTCTTTTGGTTTCTTTAAACGCCATAGTTTTTAGTTTTTTACAAAATTACAATTTACTAACTATATTTGCCATTCGAATTTCATGCGCTGCGTTTTCAATAAACTCAGTTACCGCTTCCAGCTTCTGTAAATTACTTTCACGCTCGATGATTTTAAGCAGTTTATCGCCCTCTTTAATCCATCGGTTGAAGATTAGCTTGGCTTCGCGCTTTGGTACTCCTATAAGCATAGCCTGTTGTTCGCAGGTAGCTTTAAATAATGCGATTAGAATCGCCCATTCAATAATATTGTCTTGTGGTTTCATAGTTTTGTAGTTAATCCGAAGTCCAAAATAAACCAATTCATTTGCTGCTCCGCAAGTGATCTTGCGATTTTTAGTTTTTTACATAGATGATTTACACCCCACTTGATAAACTCATCCTCTTGCTCTTTGCTTATTGAATACTTTAAAAACCATTCATGATCATCTTTAATTGATTCAAATGTTTCGCCAAATGGCTCGAGCTGCTTATTGATTAAATCCTTAAAAACCTGCTCTTTTAGTTCTTCGCGATTCATAAGTTTAATAATGTTTGAGTTTGTGCTGGATTACTTAGTTCAGCAAGTGCTGATTCATATGCAAGATGCGCTTGATATTCATCTGTAAAATATCCTAAGTGTTTATGTTTGCCGTTTATAAATATTGTGGCAACCCATTTTTTATTTTTTTTAGCCCAACTAACACCAGTATATTGAGAAGTTGATGGTAAATGCTTTCGATTACTATTTTCTCTAATTGTTACAATTTCTAAGTTTTGAACTCGGTTGTCTGTTTTTTTAAAATTAATATGATTTACAACTAATTTATAACCGCATGGGGCGTGATTCAAAAATGATTCAGCTACTAATTGGTGAATTAATCTAGTTTTCAGATCTCCTTGATTGCGTAAATTAATGCGAGAATATCCACCCCTATTCATTCTAGGTTTTAATATTATTTCATTAATAGTTAGATTTCTACCATCTCTTCTCTCAATAATTCTTTCAAGACTTTTCACTCTTCCGTGACTGCTTACCTCGTATAGTCCTTCATAGCCTACTACAGGCTTCCAAATTTCTTTATTCATGGTTTTAGTTTATTGAATTTCAGTACTTAAAAATATGTCCTTTGCCATTTCTGACAAGCAATACAAATCATTTGGCGATTTGCTTTTGTCGTGAGACCAATAAGCTGCCTCAACCTGCTTAATGCTGTGAATTATAGTGGCGTGATTTCTTGGCTTACCATTAGATAGTTGTCTGCCAATTTCAGCTAGATAGTAGCTCGTGTATTCTTTTATTAAATAAGCTGCAACCTGTCTCGCTATTACTATATTTCTATCACGTTTACGGCTCATGAAATCACTTCTAAATACTCCTGAGGCATCAATTACAGCTTGTATGATATTAGCCGTAATCACCTCATTGGAATAATTCGAAAAAGGCGTGAATGATTTGTGCGTCATTGACTCAAATTCTGCCTTTAATGCGTCATATTTCACTCGAAGTTCACGAATTGCAGCTATTGTTAGCTGCAACTCGTTTTCAACTTCTTCCGTTTTAGAAAGGTAAGTCATCGGTTTTTTGATTTGATTGGTTTGACTTCATCGCTTCAACAGCGTTTTGATTAATTTCTTTAGCCATTGGTTTCCAAGTGTCCAACTCAATGTATAGATTACCTGACATCGACTCTTTCAGCATCCAGTTTGACCATCCCTGCTCATTCATGTTTGACTTTAAGATGTCAAGGTCTTTTTGACCAAAACTAATTTTAGTGATGTTGCCATTCTTGGTTATCACTTTCTTTACTCTGCCTAGAAATACTTTTTCGTTTTCCATGTTAATTTAATTGATTGATTAAGTTGTTGTAAACGAAATCTTTATCCTCGTTGATTTCGTCTAATTCGTATTCTGTTGCCACTCTCCAACTGCCGTCTTCGTCCTGAATGCTCGCAGCTGAAATGTATGCGTCTACAAAGTCGGGAGCATCCCAACCGTTGACATTCTCAAACTCTAGGTCTGCCACTTTTGTAATATCTACCATCTTAATAATGTGTTGGGTCGGTTGACGTTAATGCAAATGAAGTCTTTTTGTCCATGTCGTATTTGTTCCAAACATCTTCAAGTGCGCCACCTTTCATCACATACTCCTTTGCCTTTTTGAAATTGTCTGAACCAATTTCAAGTCTTGGCTTTTTAGCTGGCGTTGATGCCTTTACTTGCTCACCTGATGCGTCTACATCTTTGTCGGTTACAAGTCCAAGTGCCGCAGAGATGCAGTATCTACGCATATACGTCAAGTTTGATCCGAATACTTGGAAGTCATTCATACCTTTGAGTTGAACGCCTTGAATCAAGTTTGCTGTGCTACTTCTGAACTCGCCACTTTCTGCATGGAAGATAGTTGTTACTAACGCATCACCATCAAGTTCTTGGGTGAAGCCTAATCCATGCTTTTTGAGCAAAGGATTGATGACGTTGAAAATGGCAGGAAGATCAGCATATGAGTATCCGTAGCCTTGAGTTCCCTTGTGGATTGTTGGGCATTCCTGCTGAAATGCTGCTAATGATTTAAATAGATTTTGCATTTTGTATTTGGTTTTTAGTTTGAATGATTTGTGTAAATGATGGCACTTTACCGTCAGCTAAGTTATAAAGAAATTGGTTGAACGAATATCTGTTTGGATAAAGTTCTGCGTATACGTTGGCTACCAACATATTGTCATTGTCGATAAGCGATGGATGTTTGGCAATCAACTCTGTTATTCTGCTCTCTAAGGTCATAAGAATAAAATTGCAAGGATTATTAGTGTTGAGATTATTGAACTGATTAAATGGCTTGCCTGTGTGTCTGTTATGGCTCGAAACATCTGTAGATTGGATTTATGTTAAAACTAAGGTTTAGGATCATGTTAAGGTCATCGGCTTCATCCAGCGTTAAATCGTAGATGTTTTCCTTTTCTTTTAAAGCATTCACAAGCCTAGTTGTAATGTTTGGATGCTTTTCCAATTCTTCTTGCAACAATGCTTTTTTCTTGTCGCTGAGTCTGTTGTAGAGTGTTCTCATGTTAATTTGGTTTTTAATTATGCACAATAATAATACTAGTTTTTAACATGGCAAGGGGTTTTTAAAAAATAATGCAAAAAAAAATGGCTGACAAATTAATGCCAGCCATTTCAAAGTAAAAACTAAAAACTAAAACAAATGAACAAAGAACTATTCAGCAATAGTAGGTAAAAAATCCTTTAGTATTCTATTAATGAAAAGTATATTTTCTTTTTTTATGCGCGACATCATTACATCGTTATTTGTTGCGCCTTTTGCAGCGTTAATCTTTGCATTTTGTTCTAGGAGATAGTCTTTTGTAATCTCTTTCCACTCTTCTACTGTGTACTTCATAGCTTCATTAATAAGTTAATAGGTGTGTTTCCGTTGTCTAATACGACCATGCACCCAATCGCAGGCTTTTTGCCGTGTTTAGCGTATGCCATTGCGTAAGATTTATGGTCAATTCCGCATCCGACTTGCGAGCCAAAGATACGATAGTTCTGCCCAACAACAAATTCTGTGTAAGCCTGGGTGTGAAGATGACCTTGAACTGTCGACATCAAATCTGCTTTGCATTTGCTTCTTGCTGTGCCACCTTCACCGTGTATGTATTGCACACCGTCAATAACAACCCTTTCAACAAAGTTCCAATCAGGCACTTCTAACACTTCTTTGTAAGACTTAATCCACTTACTTGGTATTGCGGATGTTTGCGCCTTTCGCATGATTAACCTATCGTGGTTTCCTATAATTACATCTGCAACAGGAAAAGCATCACGCCACTTGGCTATTTTTTTAATTGAAAGGTCAAGTTCTTGTCCACCACCCATGCCGTCTGGGTCAGTCTCATGATAAGAACTCGCGTGATTATCTATTATATCGCCAATAAATACTACTTTATTTGTGTTGAATTTTTCAGACACTTCAATACAAAACTCAAGATAACCCTCAAGGCAAAAAGGCTCGTGAATATCGCCAATGACCAATACTCTGTTTTCATCGTCAGATTTTAATACTTTGATTAATCTATGCAGTCCTTCCGTTAATCTAGGTCTGTTCATACTTGTATAATTCAAATTCAATTCTTGGATTTTCTACGCTGACAAATCTATGCGCTATAATTTCAACACACTTATTATCGTTTTTAATCGCTCCGTTTTTTTGCAAGCAGTCAAGTATAATTTTTAAACTGTTGTCAAGATCTGCTCTGCGAGATGGGTAGTACACATCTATCTTAATTCCAAACTCGCAATCAATCATTTCACCAGCTTGAAATTGCAATGCAAATGATTTCTCAAAGTCTTTTAATTCCTTACCTTTTCCGAGCGAATAACGCTGACCAAGTTTGATGATTCGATAGCTATTTGATTTCGATGGACAAGTACCTTGTATAATAGTCATATTGGTTTGATGAATTTAATGATGGCTTTAAATCCAAGCCAGCATAAAAACAAAAGTATCAATAAATAAATCAATGATTTGAAACCACTTCCAATCCTATCAAGCAATGACCTTTTCCGAACCACTACCTGTTGAAATGGTATAGCGACTTCTTTATAAATCGTATCGCTCTCGCACTCCGCAGATAATAGTAGCGTATCGTTCTGTAAAATGTACTTGATTTTAAGCTTATCCTTATCCAAATAAATAGTATCACCATGTACAACACGATGAATTGTATCCAACTTGACAGCAGGTGTAATAATTTCGATGGTTTCATGGATTGTGTCTTGCTTTAATAGTTGAGGATATTTGATTGTGAGCTTTTCAATTTTACGCTCAGCCCTACTAATTTTCCTTTTGGTTCTACTTTCAATTGAACATGAACCCAAAGAAAGGCATATTAACGCAATTAGAAGCGTTTTCATGGCTTTTCTATGTAAGGTTGATATATTGTCTTGCCGTTTAATTTTAAGGCTCTTAAAACCTGCTTTCTGTTCTTGTCTTTGTTATAGCTAACATGAACCCATGCTGGGTTTGAATCACTTCCAAATTCCCAAATCAACTGATCAAAGTCGAGGTGATTTTTTATGTAGTCGAAAATCATCTTATTTGTTGGATATTCAACCGCATCGTTGTCAAGGTCTAAAGCCTCGCCCTTGCAATGTTGTGAAGTAGCCGATGCTCCTTTAATTGCCTTGTTTAATTCAGGGCTACGATAACCACTTGAAACAAAAATAGGCTTACCAAAATGCTCGCGTATTGGCTGAAAAATAGCGTTTGCCGTATGAATTATATTGTTTAGATGCTCACCTTTTGGCTCATTGTCAATTCCAAGTTTAATTGCTGTATTGGATTTGCTGACTTCGGCTAATGTCAAGTTTGGACTAATTTTCATTCGTTGGCTTTTTGCGTGCAACTCTGCTTTTTGCGGCATGAATAATTCGTTCTTCTAATCTTGCAATGGTTGCTGTTTGCTCAGTTAAAATTGCGTTATACATTTCTAGCTTTTCGCGCAATTCTTGAATCTCTGCGCGAAGTTGAGCAATGGTTTCTTCATTTTTCTTTACCAATGCGCTTGCCTGTAATGTGGTTACAATGTAACTACCTATTTCCTTGCCCTTCCAAATTAGTAAACCTAACCCAACTGCACTTAATACGGTGAATAATCCGTATTGACTAATCATGTCGGCTACTTGATTAATTAT